CACCCTACTGTCGATTAATATTGAAACCAAATACGTTAATTTCCATGAATCAACCAATAAATTATAGAACGCCTTGCGACGTAGGGCTTGTCCAGTAGTTATACTGGAAAGTCACAGGGAACACTTCAATCTGATTGTTATTTTCCCAATCAAGAGCAATTGCGCCAACTTCCATTGGCCAGGCATCAACGAACTTGTAACGCTTAACTTCACGGTCATTACGATCCGTTTGGATTACGCTCATGTCGATCTGATACAGGCTAGGCTGTTGAATGCCATTTGTGTTTTCTGCATTCTGGATGCTGTCGATCCATGCTTCGAAAGCATTGCGGATAACGAAATCGTTATCGTTATATACTTCGATGTTCCATGGTTGGAATTCACGTTCACCAGCGAAGTGCACTGGGCGACCGCGATACATAACAGCAACATCAGAAACGCTAGACTGTGGAAGCTGCGTTGATTTTGCTAAGAACTGTAATTTTTGACCAGCCAATGCACCATTAGGTACAAGAGATGGGAAGTTGATTTCAACGCGGAACTGGTTACTACGAGCTCCACCTTGGATCATCTGGGCTTTGAATGCTGAGATATCTGCCACGATATGTTTCCTTTATTTCTGTTGTAATTATTTAGAGGGGGATTTTACTCCCCCTGTAAATTAACCAGCGATTTCGTTAAACGATGCGCCAGTGCGCGTCGCGATGAAGTTCAACTGGATGAAGTTAATACTACGTGCTGGCTTGATGTAGATATCAGCAACAAAACGATTAGTATCGATAACTTCACCAGTGTTGTTTGTCTCGTCACAAACAACCAAGAAGTCAGTAATACCACGACGTCCCTTAACATCACGCAGGAATGGCTCAACAATATTCTTGAACTGAGCGCGAGTGAAACCATCATTGAACTCAAACAGCTGATACTTAGCAGCAGTAGAGATTGACTTCTCAAGCGTAATGAACAGACGACGAACATTGATGCGGTCGAATGCACTTGGTTTAGCCAGAGCAGTTTTGTCACCGAATAGAACAATACCTTGACCTGGGAACGATACCACTGGGTTCACACCAGCAATGTACAGAGTGTCACGATCTGTCTTACGTGGGTTGTATGCTAACTTAACAACATTCTTAACCTGACCGCGATTCAGACCAGCTGGCGAGAACCAAGGATCATCAGTGTAGTCAGTACGAGCGCAAAGACCAGCGATGTCGCCGTTCAGTGGAACCCAACGGTATTCGTCATTGTAACGGTCATATTGATACTTGTAACCAGAGTCAATAACTGCATACGAGCTAGAAGTGATTGCATTACGGTATGCAACAATAGCAGTAGCAACAGCAGAAGTAGTTCCAGTCAGAACTTCACCAGTGCTGATATTCTGTGGAGAGATGAATGCAACGCAGTCTTTTCTAACTTCAGCAACACTTTGCGTTACATAGTTAGCAACAATAGAGTCAGCCTTACCGCACATTACCAAGTTAACATCAAGCGACTCACCATCACTGAACAACTCAAACGCTTCAATCTTTTGACCGTTGGTGCTTGTTAACGAATCCAGACCACCAGACAGGTCATCCGAAATCGAACCATCCAGTAAAAGGAAACTTGCGCCTTGGGCATTAACACCCCATGCAGACTTCAAAACATCAGTTGTAACTTTTGCACCTGTTGGATGGTTAGCCCACCAAACATAAGCAGATTGCGAATTGATTACGCTCTTGTAGTAAGCAGAAGAACCATCTTCTTTCTTAGCATCTGATGCTTTAGATAAGAATGCATATGATTCCAATACAGTTCCAGCAGTTCCAGTCCACTTTCCACCAGTGTCAACTATAACAATGTGCACTTCGTCATTAAGTGAACCACGCGCAGCGGCATAAGTACTGGTTCCAGGAGCAGCAGAGAAGTTTGCCTTATATGCCCAGGTACTAAAATTGGCCGAGTCAGCCATCGAAACAGTAATACTATTTCCTAGAAGACCTGGGTACTTTGCAATCCATAGACCGAACAAAGATCCATTGGCGAATTTTGCATCGTAATCTGCCTGATTGTTTACTTTTGTACCACCTGCAGTAATCGTTGCAGCCAAAACTGCATCAACTGCACCAATACTTCCAGCTGTTGTTCTAGTTACCGCAGCGGTAATAGAGAATCCTGGAGTCGTATTGTATCCAGATCCTGGTTCAACAATTCTAACAGCAGTAATTACACCACCAGAAACTTCAGCAACAGCAGTAGCACGAACGCCGCCAGCGGCAATCGTGGTTACTGTAGGAGCATCAACAAGAATAGTTGGTACAGTTGTATACTCTGTACCAGCAGTTGTAATACTGATGCTGCTAATAGAGCCAGAAGTTGCTGCAACAGCATTTCTTTGTCCAGAGGTGTCAGTACGAACTACCTTTAGATTGTTTGCATATGATAAAAAGTTAGCAGCAGTAAACCAACTCGTTGCATTCGTTGCAGTTGGCTTGCCGAACTGGCTCGCAAGTGCGTTTTCGGAGTCGATAGTCGTTACTTCTAGTACTGGTCCCCAGACAGCATCAACGATCGTAGCACCAACAGAAGCCGAAACTGCTGGAATTACGTTAGTTAGATCTCTTTCTTGAACCACTACACTCGGAGATAGTTGAATCGCCATTATATTTCCTTCTTTTATTTGTTACAAATTCGTTGAGAGTTTAGCTCTGTATTATTTAGAGAATACAGTTGCTTGCCTCAAAAATTCAGAATTTCTTCCATTTCAGAATCAGTTCCATCATTGAAGAACCCAGCGGGTAATGTTTCTTCTTCGATCTGCCTAATTCTGGCTTGATAAATGTCTTTTCTTAAATCTACATCAGTTAATTCTTTGAAGAACGATTGACTAGTCAACCATCCAAACAACACTAACGTCATTACGAGATCATCATTCTTTCCATCATCAGCGGCATAACTACCTCTATGTTCAATAAAGGTAGATATCTCGCTTATAGTATCCGCATCCGGAATAACCAGCTTATGTTCCTCGACCAGAGTCTTGAACATAGAGCATCCAATTCGTTTTGTTTTCTTATCTGTCACAACACCAAGTTGGGTCTTACCACCACCGAAACCACCAGTAACTGTCTGGCCCTTTACACCACGATTTACATAAATGATATTCTCATACTCTAGATCATTCTGTAGAATATGTGGGACTTGTTCATTCTTATTTAGTTCAACTAAAAGCCAGGCTTCGTTGTATTCCATTGCCCACTTGTAAATCACCGATGGGTATAACAACGGAGATATTTTATTATTTCTGTATCTAGCAACAACTTTGTACGGCAGACTGTCAACTCTCAACACTGAGAATGCGCTATAGTCACCACCGATTCCACCAGCAGTATCTACTGTCAATACATAACTTCCAGATTTTGTTTTCTCTGATCCTTTATCTGGCGATTCATACACCAGCATACCGTCATGATTATATATTGGTGCCTGCACTGCCATTCTTTGAATAGCTGATGGGTCAATCAGAGTTGCCGCTGAACCAAGGAAGTCCATCAGAATTTCCTGACGATACTTCAGATCACCAAGAAGTTGCTTCTGTTGAGCAGCCCACTTATCGTCGTGATCAGGATGCTCCCAGTACTCAACGCGAATAGGGATGAAACCATTGATCTTAGACTCAGCCTCAGTCCAGAATTTCCAGAAGTGATTCAATCCAAGTGGAGTTGACGTCAGAACAATCTTTGTTGTTTCACCTGCAGAAATAGTTGGATACGTCGCAGTGAAGAACTCATCAGCCACTGTATTAGGAATAATAGCTGCTTCGTCAACATAAAGAAAGTTTACGGATTTACCACGAATACCACTAGAGCTGGTGGCAGCAGTAAATGCCTTGCTGTTATTCTCAAGAGAGATCGATCCTTTGTTCCACTCAGCCACGCCTTGCTGTAACCACTTTGGAAGATACTCATACATTAACTGCAGACGAGACATAATTTCTCGAGCCGCTGCTGCTTTATTGGCAAGAATAGCGACCGTCTTACTGTCATTGAATAGCAGATACCAGCAAAGATAGGCAGCTACTGTAGTGGTTTTACCGTGCTGGCGTGGGAACATACCCAGCACTCGACGACTGTCGTGGATACTGTTGATGAATCTAATCTGATAATCGTATAGATTGAATTTGATCAATCCTAGATCAAGAGAAATGATCTTGATGTAATTTTGAATGAAATAGATTGGGTCAAGTTTACACTTGACATATTCTTCTACCTGCTCAGCAGTGTACTCAATTGGTACACCGATGTTCTTAAGATTGGGGTTTGCCTGATAAAAGACAGTTGCCATTATGCCGAGACAGACACCGTAACAATTACATCAGACGACAATGGCTTATAATCTGCAATTTCAGCTGTTCCCGCAGTAGTGACGTTAGCAGCAGTTGACGCTGCCAGAGGAGACTCAAATGATTCTCTTGACTGTGGATTCCAAACGTCAACCACAATATTGCCATCGCCATCCATAGAGGCTGTGTAGTTCTGAAATTTCTTCAGGTCAGCATCAACGCGAGTGATCAGACCAGATGTCTGTAGGTTACCAAACAGATTTAGTTTTGCAGTGAATGTCAATGTATGTGTGACTAGACGACGAACAGCGAAGTCACCTTCATAGTCATCCGAAACAGAAATACCATTCAACACAACAGGAATATCCTGAACGATGTTCAATTCTGGAACTGCGTTTACTGTGAATGAATACTCCGGAGTAAACAGTGGAAGAATCTGCTCAATGATAGCCAGACCATCTTCCGTGCCTTTGGTAAGAATGTACAACGAGAAATCAATATTGTATGGTACAGGTGAATAGATGGCTGTTACAATGTTATCCTGATAACATTGAATCTTGTTATTCCTGTTGACCATTCTGCTTGTGTCATAATTATATCCATTGATCTCAAACGCCATGTC